AAGCACCGGTAGGTCACGTCGTCGACCTTCTTGGACACCATGTCCAGCTCGCCGCGACCGGCCACCAGCGTCTGCCCCATCTGGTCGACCATCGACAGAACGGCGTAGCGCCAGTCGGCAGCTTCGGCGTCGGTGTAGCCGTGCGTCATCACCACGGTGATGCCCTGGTAATCCCCCGACCACCAGCCGTTGGCCTTCTTGCGCACGGAAACGGGACGTTCCAGGATGCCGGGTGGCCCGCCCGCCGACCAGCGGACAGTGGACAGGTCCACCACGACGTCGTCCTCGGTGAGGCCGGTCAGCTCAAGCAGCCTGCGCGTCGGCAGGTTGAGGATTCTGCTGCACGGCCCGTCGAGTGTCACCTCATCGCCGGTGACCACCGGGTTCACCGGCCAGCCGCAGTACCGACGAGCCGTCCTCAGCGCAGCGTTGAGCATCCGCTCCACTTCAGGGTCGCTCGCGAGCAGTCGCCCGCCCGAGAACGATTCAACATCGCTGGTGTCCAACTCAGGCATGGGACTCCTACGACGTCGGCTTGGCTGCTGTCTTCGGCTCCGGCTTCTCGTCCTCGATCTCGTCCTCGGACTCGTCCAGAGGCTCGTCCGCGGCCTTGGAAGAAGGCGACGAAGACTTGGTCGTCTTGCGCTTGGCCGCCGTCTGGAGTCGGGCCAACTCCGCGTGGTTGATCGACCCGACTCCGACGACCTCACCGGCCCTAGTGGTCCGGACCTGCATGATTACGACCGAACCAGCGGGACGATCGCATCGTCGTTGACGATCAGCGTCGAGAAGTACCCGGCGTAGGCGACCTGCAGGCCGAACACGCTGGGCTCGACCACCTGAAGGGTGCCGACGCGCTGCTCGTACGCTTCGATCGCCGCCGTCGAGAACAGGAACGCATCGCCCGAACCGAGTCCGGCGGACATGACCACCGGGATTCCGGAGATGGTGCCCATCTGACCCTGCGCGAAGTTGCCTGCCGAGAGGCCGCTCGACTGCGCGTTCTGCGGGTTGACCGGAGCGAACAGCGGACCGAAGTCACCGAGCACGTCCGGTGCGATGGCGAGTACCAGGCGACCCTGGCCCTTGACCGCGGTGTACACGGTTCCGACCGCGTCCCAGATCGCTGCCGCTACCAGGGCGGCAGTCGGGACAGCACCGTAGGACACCGCCGGGGTGGTGGTGGTGTTCAGTGCAGTGCCGACCAGGGCCTCAGTCTCGATCGCGTACTGCTGACCGAGTCCGTTGACCACCAGGTCCAGCGCCGACGGCGAGGAGAAGTCGATCGCCTGCCGCGACACGTTGACGTAGCCGCCGAGTGTCTTGGCGTTGACGGTCAGCCGACTGATGATCATCTTCTGACTGTCGAGCTCTTCCTTCTCGTCGGCAGGCCCACCAGCGGTGCCCTGGAACCCGACGGCCGGATGCTGGGTGACGACGGGACGGTAGAACGTCGCGTTGTTCAGCGGCAGCGTGTTCAGCGTGGACACCAGCGGACGGGCCGCGTCGATGAAGTCGATGACCGGGCCGACGATCGGGTCAGGGATGACACCGAGCGAATCGCTGGTCTTCTGATGGGCGGCGGTACGCATGTAGACCTCAAGACGGTCCGACGCGGCCTGCCCACCCTGGGAGCTGTTCCACATGTCGAGCATGTACTCGCCGGCAGAGCGGTATTCCACCTCACCGGATTCGGGCTTGCCCTTCATAATGGCGATAGCCTCATCGACAGCGCGTCCCTTACTGCGCGTCTCAAAGGCGATCCGGTTGACCTCCTGGGCCTGATCCATCTGGCCCTTGATGACCTCCATGCGGCCGCGGCACTCCGCGACCATCGAGCCCTCTTCCTCGTTGATGTCACGATTCGAGGCATTGGCCCGGTCGTAGACGCCGCGTACGAGGGATTCCTTCTCGCGGAGTTCGGTTTCGAGGCGGCGGATATATTCGTCGCTTGCGGTCACGTTGCTCTGGCCCATCGGACTCTCCTTGCCGATAAGTGGTGTTGATTCCTCTGTTCAACAGCCCTCTCGGCTAACGAGACCTACCGGTCAGCCCTCTCGGCCAGCGAGACCATGCGATCTTGAGGCCCAAGATTAACACGATGAGAAGTAGACTCCCAGCATGTCCGCGCCTGTAACACGACCAACATCCCCACCCAACGGCAGTGGCGGAAAATCGTCACCATTCGGCGCACCCACACCGCCGGATCACCGGACCACCGCGTTGCAGTCGGCGGTCGCCGTGCTGCGCGGCAGGACGATCGTGAAAACCGAGGACGTCCTCGACATGGCCGAGGCGTTCTACCAGTTCCTCAAGCAGAAGTAGGGGCTACTCGCTTCGCACGCGCTCGGAAGCCCACTGCAGAATCGGGTCGTTGAGGAACTCGTCCATGCGGGGCGTCGGCGTGAACGGCTGCTCAATCTCAAGAACATCGGCGTCCTCGGCGCGCATCGCCAAGATCTTCGCGCCCGGATAAGCAGGCTGACCCACGAACGCCAGATGATCCAGAAACGCCCGGTTGACCCGGCGTGTCTTCTTGTAGCGATCCAGCTCCTGGTCGAACCGTGGGTTCTTGACCATGAACCCGACGCTGACCGACAGCGCCTCGTCGCGGGCAAGCTCGAGAGCCTCGTCGCCGGACTCGGTGCGGCTGATCCTCACCTCGCTGACCAGCCCAGCTTCACCGTGGGGATCTGACGAGATCACCCTGCCGACCAAGCGGGCACCGGCGTGATCGGGGGCGGGAATCTCCAATGCGGCGGTCGCCGGAATCTTGCGAGTCTGACTCTCGATGCCGTTGAAGGCACTACGGGAGAACACCTCGGTCCACATCTCCTGATGGAAGGGAACCTGGGTGGGCTGCTCGTAGGGAACGGCGAGCACGGTGATGATGCGCTGACCGAAGTCGACACCGTCGACCGCAACGCCGTCAGAGCGGGTTTCCACCAACGGAGCCATGCTGCGATCCTCGCTGTCCTCGGTAATCTCGATGTTGAACTTCTTAGCCGCGGCCTTGATGCGACCCTTGATCGAGGCCACCTGTTCGGACGTGTAGCCCTTTTGATTCTTCGGCATATTAATGTAGCTCCACGCGGCGCGGCAGTGAGCCTCCGTGTCGAGCGGATAGCGCTTGACCCCGTCCTTGTACCCGGGATCGGCGTAGGTCACGTCACCGTAGGGCTTCTTCGAGTCTTCAGCCATTACGCTCCCTTTCCGCTTCTTGGTTAGATTACCGCAGCAGGGCTTATACCATGGCTATCATCTTGGCGCACCAATCATCTCGCACACCAATGCGCCACGCCCGACGTTCGGCACGACGATAACGAGTGACCAGGCTTTTGCCGTCGTCGTGCTCGACGAGCGAGGGATTGCTATAGGCCACCGCGTGCCCCTGGCGACGCGCCCACAGCGACAGCGACCGGTCGATCGGATGATTGCCGCGGGGCAAGTTGGCGACCAGCGACGGTAGCAAGGCACCACGAACGGCCAGCGCCACGGCGTGCAAAATGCGGCCCTGGGAGACGATCCAATTCACGCCGAGAAGGTCGGCGCGGACCAGCAGCGGCTCGATGTAGCGGTCCTCGATGTAGCCGCGGCCCAGGTAGAGCGACACGATCGGCGCCGGTGCGAACGACAGTGCATCGGCAAGCTGCTCGCGGAAGCCGTCAACCGGGATGGCATCGTCTTCGAGGACCACGTTCCAATCCGCGGGGCCGCCGAAGCTACTGGCGTGCGCCCGCCACACCTGAGAGTGATTCCAGGTACACCCCCGCTGCCCCTCGTCCACACTGAGATAGTCGGCATTGACCTGCTCGGCCAGCCGTTCGCCCATGCCGCTGCGGCGGGGATCGGCGACCACTCCGATGCTGATCATCACAGCACCCCGGTCGTCAGCGATCTGACCTGCTCCGGCGTCCTGGCCTGCTGGTACATCCTCAGCCGCAGGCGGTTACGGCTGGTCGCGACACGGTCCTCGCGAGACAGGTGCGCACCTTTACCGCCGGACAGGTGGTACAGGTGGTAGACCGACCCCTCCACCCACCGGGTCGGACCAGCCGCGATGTCGAACGCGATCTTCATAGCGTCGTCGTCATACCACGCACCCTCGAATCGTTCATCGTATCCCCCGGCCAGATCGTAGGTTTCCCGCGACACGACGCCCGCGGCACCGATGCTGCCGCGGTGCCCTTTCACCGGGGACTTCTCGCAGTCCACCGGATCGACCTGGTAGGCGCGCACCCTGGCCGAGTCCTCCTCGGACAGTGCCATGAACCAGGAAAACGGGATCACCATCCCGGGCGCGTCGAGCGCCAACCCGACAGCCCGGTCGACCTGCTCGTAGCTGATGATGATGTCGGATTCAGTGAAAATCAGGACGTCGGCGTCGGGCACCAGGTCGACGGCCCGGTTGTAGGCGGCACTGCGGTTGAACTGCGCATCGTCGGCGCGACCGTCGCTGGCCACCACGACCTTGCAGTCGTAACCGGCCCAGTGATCGGCGACCCGCACCAGATTGGCTGATCGCAGGGGGTCAATGCCCCGGTCGCGAAAAGCGATGATGACAGCTGCCTTCACTTGAGCACCTTGGGGGTGTTGCGTTTTGCAACACTCTGTAGGTACTCCCAGCCGATCTCCGCGTAGTCCTCACGCCACTCGTCCTCCTGATGGTCGGTCAGGTTCTGCGGCCCGAACCCCAGGTGGGCGACGGTGAATCCCTGCATCACGGCACGCGGGAACAGGTTGGCCGCGCCTTCGTCGCCAACCCTGCTACCCGGTTTCCAGGGCCGGTCGGCAATCATCTCCGGTGAGCGGCGGCCGATCT